GCCCTCCTGCGCTTCACCAAAATACAGCAATCCAGCCTCTTCCGACTCTTCCGACCACCAGGAGCCGTCAACAAACTCCGCCTCTTCGATTTGGTTGTCTGGCTCCCATCCAATCGGAGTACACCAGTTTGCACCGGACACACTGCTTTTGTGATTGATTCGAATTTTCATCGTCATCGTCCTTCGTTAGTGTCTATTTCCCAAAAAAAACCGACCTCACAGTGAGGCCGGCCCCAGTAACTGTCTGACTATTTTGACAGCATGAAAAACAAAATAAACGCAGCGATAGTAGCGTCTTCGATAATCGTCCATCGCTTTGGTTTGTTGCTCCATCGGACAGCGATCGTTCCGTTTTCAAGTTTTTTAAGTTCGAGTACGGTTGGTGTCTTGGTCATCGTTTTTTTCCTTCGTTCGTTGTTTCGTTTCGTTCGTCTGACTGGGGTAGTATTACTAGTATCGGTAATACTGTCAAGTCCACTCCACTCGATTTCCGCAGATTGTTTTCGGATTGTGCGTTTAGCCATATAAAACATTGGTAAAAGTATTTTCGGAAATACCTACGAAGCGAGCCGCAAACATCGTTTGCGGCTCTCCCATATTGCTTCGTTTTGACCTGCGTGGCCGTAACTATGCTTCATTTGATCGCTGTCGCGTAGGTGTCCTTCCAGTACTCGTTACCGCTTACGTCAATATCGCGAAATCCCGAAAACATCAACCCCTCTGTCATTCGCCGCTCGCTGATATTCTGATACCACTCGCCGAAGTGCAACGTATCTCCACCATCAATCGCTGAATGAACCGATCGGCCGATTCCTGCACACGTAACGATGATTCTTCCGCTGGGAATGAGCCAACGATACGCAACGTCGAGAAGATATTGCCACTCTCCGAAATGCTCGAAGACTTCGCAGCAGATCACATGACTCACAAGATGAGGCGGAATATAGTCGAGAGCGTTTCCAACAACATCGACGCCCGGACCTGCGATCCGATCAAGACCGATCCACGATGCCGCTGGGAAGTGTGATCGGATCGTGCCGTTGATGTCCCGCGATCCAATTTCAATCACGCTTATTGCATCATTGGTCGCGAACCGTCCGACATACTCAAACGCACCTGGATGCATGACCTATCCTAAATAAGCGGCTGACAATCTCTTGCCATCGGGAACCCATGAATTTGATTTGTTCGCTGTGGCAAAGTAGTGTCGGTTTTCTTCGTCTAAGTTTTCGCAGTCAAGATACCACGGCATGTGACGTGCTTGATAGTCGCCAGCAAGCCGAACTGACAGCACGCGAACAACACTCATCGCCAGATGGAACGGTGTCGATTGTTCGTACATGGCGAACGTCGTGTCGATCGCGGCATTGTAAAACCTGCGATCCATTCGCGAATACTTCAACCACCAGCGTGATTCCCATTGCATTACAGCATCTTGCCACGGTGGAAGGTCGTTGATTCGAAGTGCAAGTCCGCTCTTAATTGGCTTACCAACTCGCCAGCAAAACGGCTCTTGCAACACTCCCATCACATCCGCCGGAACTCCCTCGATATCAATGTCGCAATCGGTGACAACGTACCGCTGAGCATCATCGTTGCTGATCACTCCGCTGAGCCACGGTGCATGATGCCCGAGGTTTTCCTTGAGTCTCACGATGTCGCATGGATTTGTGGCGTACCACTCGAGCAATGGCTCATAATCGCTGTCGTTGTCGATGATGACAGGCTGAGCATCTGGCAACCGTTTCACCTGCTCAACGAGGTTTCGCGTAGTTGTGAGACGATTGAACACGTTGATGTAGACGGGAATCATTGGAGACCCCTTGCAAATCGCCACTTGTCCCATTCAGGCTGAATGAACGTCTGAAAATGATCTGCACGAATCACGCTCGATTCAGTCAGATCATACAATAGGCAGGCGGATTCATGTCTGCTGAATAAATGACACGGGATGTATTCCACGATCCAGCGGTTATCCTCAAACCACGTCCAGTCACGCTCAAAAGCCTCTTTCGCCCGGAACCAATACGCTGAGCCAGCGAAGAAAAAGTCACCCGGTTTCGCGGTGACGAGTGGCGTCATCGAACGCATGGCACCGCATGTCAAATGCGATGCCAAAGCATCCTCGACCGATTGCAGATCCATGTTGCATTCCCAGAGCAACGCCGCCCATCGCATTTCCACCGCGTCAGGCGTCTTCGTCACGCCCTTCGTGTGGTATCGAAACACGATCGCGTTTGGATCGTCGGTCTTGACCTCGGTCAGCATCGGGACGTGCGTGTGCGTCTCCGCGAGTCTCACCGTGTTATCAGCTCTGATCCATTTCGTTACACGAATGTCAGCCATCAATCGTTGCACTTCCTCGATTGTCGCTGTGCCAGCATCCACGCCAACCCCGATGACTATATGCCCATTGAATATGTGTTGATGCCTGCGAATCTGTTCGATGTGCCAATGCCAATTCCACTCCGCTCCGAGCTTCGGGTAGATGTGAAAAATCAGGCTTCGAGTCGGATTCACCAACGGGCGATAGTTATCCGTATGAGCAAACCACCTTCCCTGCGGACAATATGCTGCCCGTGCTTTCACCTTGAGACTCAGATTGCAGCCGCACCCGCCACGATCTGCATCACACCATCCTGCATTGAATACTGGACACGCTTCGCAGATCGCAAGCCGTGATGCCTGTTGCTCATCCGTTGCGATGTGCATTCCATCACGCACAAAGTCAACCGCTGACGCTGCGAGCTGTGACGCTCGTGCCATGATCTTTTCAGCGAGGGATTGCTTGCGTCCACCGCCGCAGTTCGTGCATGGATGGTTTGATGATTGCCGATGCTTCCGATGATGTTCGACAGGCTGAGGCTTTTTCGATGCCGCCACAATCGCCGCCGCAGCCTTCTTTCCGAAGTCCGTGCCAGCATCAATCTCGCGTTGCCACAGTGAGGGAATTTTCATGGAGTCTCGTAGATCTCAAAGCAGAGTGTATAGGTCGGTCCTGATGTCGGTGGCATGGTCAGCGTACATGCGACAACGCATCCCACAATTTTATCAGTGAAACAGCCTGAGAGCAAAACAGGATTGCAGACCGCCGGTACGATCGTCGCGTTACCGAATCCGGTCCCCTGCGTACATGGTGACCCTGGACGTGAACTGACAGTCCATCCCGAATCACCGCAACACACAGTCATGTCCGTGTACCACGAAAACGAGTTGCCGTTGCAGTCCGTGCATGTCCCGGAGATTCTCCCCTCGTAGCAGCACAGGCCACCAGTGAGCGGCGTCTTGAATGTCAGCGTTCCTGATCCGTTGAAGCATGTTGACGATCCGAATGAAGGTGTCGCAGTCAGATCGCATGTCAACGTCAACGGCAGTTTGCCCGCTGACGTGTTTGCAGCTCCAGTCACACAGTCGAGTGGAAGATCGCGACCGCAACAAGTTGATTCAGTCGTGCAACTGCATGTCTTGCATCGTACCGATATCGTCGTGCTGTCTGGTAGAGTGATTGTCGCTGCCATCGACGCACAACCGGGAGCACCAACCGCATCGTACGTCGTACCGTTTACCGTCGGAGTGATTATGCATTCGCCGTTGTACGGATCGCGACCCAACGCCAGCGATAGCGAATACGCTCCGACTGTGCCCTCCCATACTGGAGGATCGCAAGTGTACGACGTGTTGCAAATTTCGCCCGTGTCCGATCCCGGTCCATACCCTTCGATGATCGTGACACAGAGACAATCACACGAGCATTCGCAATCGCTGCAAAATGTTCGGCGGCAGTATGAATCTGAATCAACAACATGCTGTAGCTCTAGTGGATCGATTTTCGACCAGTACAACGTTCCGCGATTAAATCCGTTGTTGACGTCTACAGCATCGCTGGAGTCGCGGCATGACTGTCCACCGTAGCAATCGTTTCGATAGATCTCGTGGCCGTTGAATGTGACGACAAATTCACACTCGCCGCTCTGATAGTTTCGCTCCCAGAATCCTCGAAACGAAATCTGCTCAACGTCACCTTCCCAGCCGTCACCGACCCATACGGCTGTTCCGTAATAGATGCCTCCGGAATAGTCGTAATACGTCAGACAGTAGCTACAAGCCACGACCGCACAACAGCCGTCAGTCTGCACAGGATCACATGCAGGAGACACGAACTCGGAACACTTCTTCAAGTGACTCGCTGATTGCGGTTGCCAGAAATGAGCACCCATCATTTATGCGCACTCCGGACTACCGCAGATCGTATCCACAAGCCACAGTGGTTCGCAATAACCACTTCGTGGATACATATATGTTGCCGCTCCAGTTTTACCAACAAGCCAAGCTGCCGTGTAGAAAAGCAGAATTGAACACACGTCCTCCACGATCACGTAGCCGTAGGAATCTTCTCCCGGAATTGCTGCCGTACATCCGCCCGTGTAGTGTGTTGGGAGAACAGTCAAGATAACTTCGGTTTCAGATACGCATTCGACGCTGACGATCGTGAACCAGATGCGTTGGGAGCCGCTAGTGATCGGATAACGGCCCTGCCATCGCCCGCGTTTCAATGGCTCGTTGAGGTTTTTATAATTGCGGTTGTTGTATTCTCGCACGACCTGCTGAATTTGGACGATTGCCGCGCGAGTCAACAGAACAGGCTTTTCTGCCATCGTTATGCCTCGTAGCAAATTACACGAACTTTGCACGCAGCCGTATTAGCTTTCATGTAAATCGTAGCACCGGGTTCAAGTCGGATTGTGTGAGGCATGTCGCTTGGCGTTAATCGGCCCACATAAACTCCTGCTGAACCGCCCCATTGCACATAGTTTGTCGTATCTAAATTATAGAACACCGCGACTCCCAATGTGGTGATGTCTGTGAATACAAGCGTTTCTTCAGTCGTGCCGATGATCACAATGATATCACGACCGCCTTGTGCAACCTGAGTAATCTGCGTGCTTGAATCGAAACGACTTGAAAATTTTCCGTTCGTGCATGACGTGTTGACGTTGACCGTGATTTCATTAGCCATAGCCAGATCGCTTTCTTATGGAATAAACGGAAGAAGTGAAAAATCCAGCAACTCATAAACTCGATAGTCGCGTTCTATCAATGGGACATTTACCGCAAGCCTTAATCCGTTTATATCTAGTCCTACTGGAGCCGCTATCGGTATATCATTGCCATCTTCATCTGGATCTGTCATAGCCTCTCTAACGCCTCCGACAAGCTGCCGAAATCCCACATTCATTATGCTTAAATCAGTTGATGTTGCGACATCAACAAACTTCGGCCCTAAGTTAATTTCGATAACAATTGTTGTTGTGTTAAAACGAAATTGGTTTCTAAACTCTGGCCCTGAAATAGACACAGAACGTATTCGTGCTTGCCGTTCCTCTACTGCTAAACCATCAATAGTAAAATTATCTTCGTTAACCCTATTGACCCATGTTTTAACTCTATTGATTCCTAAACGCTTTTTGGTAACGATTGTCGCCACCCATAGGCTGTCGTCTTTTACAGCAGCAGGATCAAATGGATCTCCAGCAGTATTTACTATTGGTATTCTTGCACCGGCGTTATTAAGAAACCCAGTGGTGGCTAAAACCTGATATTGCTCACTTGACCATGAAATACCATCAGTGTCATTTTCAGGGTTTTGATCTTTCTTCGGGTCAGGTGCGTTAGGATTGCTACCACCTCCAGATTCATTACCTGAACCATCGTTCGTTCTGTACTGTGCTGTATAAACCCATCCTCGCCACGGATCAGTACACTTGATGTCTACAGAGTGACAATAAGCTCTCAAATCCGATGGATACGCATCTCCAATAAGAGGCAGCCCCACAGCACTCCCAGCGGCATAGGCGTCATCTAAGATATCGTCCGTGTCAATCTTGAAGGCCCGCGTATATGAGCGTTTGCCCATATCGTTAATGCCGTCGCGACTTCCGGGGATCTCACCCAATAACGTCACTGTCATCTGCTCATCCTGTTAAGCAACTGCGCCACCAACTGGCCCAATGGGAATGAATGGAATGTTTGGAGGTCGGTTTGCAATCCTAGCAAGATGCCTGTTTGCTTGTGCTCCATTTTGCCTGATTGCAACCCACACTGCTTGCTGTCCTTGGCCTTCATTTTTCAAAAATTGCTGCACCTTTAGCGTGTGCGCTTCTGCTGATCCTTTGACTGCGGCCCCTGCTACTGGAGCTGGTTCACGCTTCAATCGATTGGCTTCGCGAATAGCATCGTTCTGTTCTAACAGGTTTTTTAATTCATCGATTCTTGCTTGAGGTACTCCTGTTTGTGCCATTCGTTCAAGAATCAATCCCCGCTCTGTAATTAGGCCATTCAAAATCCTGTTTTCATCTTCTGCTTTTTGCATGGCGTCCGTGAAACCAGATAGGCTTTCAGCGTATGCGTCCATAGCATCAAATATATCTACACGCATCATATCTGTCTCGGCTTCCAATAGTTTGCCGAACGATTCGACTAATTCCGCATTTGCTCCTGCTGCTCCGAGTGCAGCCTTCCGAAGATCCTCTAGGATCTTTTCTGCTTCCAAAAGACCTTTGCTTTTTATTTCTAAGTCAGGAACTACTCCACCACCCTCTCCTAAGTTGCGTCGTTGTCGCATAACTTCATTGATAGCGGCTGCGTACTGGTCATACGTGATTGTTCCTGCTGTTAGTCTTTCATGTACCTGAGCAAGTGATAATCCAAGCTGATTCTGAAACACTTCGAAAATACTGACTTGAGAACCCATTAAAACTAATTGGTCTTGTCCTCTTTTCACAGCGTCATAAAACTCAGCAGCGTTTTCAGCAGGATTCGTAAACATATTTACTTGCTGTGCGACTGGATCAATCCCCGCACCGAACGCTGCTGCCGTATTAAAATCAAGTTGTTGTTCGGTTAAACCTTTCAATGCTTTTTGATAATCTTCAATTGTTATTTTTCCGTCAATTATGCGTTGATTTAATTCAACAAATGTTATTCCTAATTGCTGTGCCATAGTGCTGTAAATGTTAACTCCAGATGGGCCTTTATCGAGTGCTTCTTGAATTGCTTTCAAGTCATCAGCGAGCATAAATCCATTCTTGGAAAGATTTGCATATGCGTCAGCAAGTGCTTTGAACACTGAAACTGAACCGCCTCCTGCGTTTTCTAACTCCTGAACGATCGCTGTGGTATTTCTTGTAGCTACTCCAGCAGCGACTAATGCTTCAGCAGCATCAATCCAGTGTTGAGTCCAGTTCTCTACAGACGTTCCAGCAGTGCCGGTTGTCCCAGCTAATTTTGCCGCTTCCTCGTCTAGTCTTCTGGTTTCTGCGGCGGCTGCTTCTAACTCACTGGCAAAGTATGCTGTAATTAACGCTGACGCCCCTAAACTAATTGCCAAGCTGATCCATCCTGGAATTGATCCTTTTGCTTGCACTTTTAGAAGTTCGACTCCCAATCTAAAGAGCGCGGCAATTAAGGCATACGTGGCATAGACTGCCGCCCAAATCGCGAGAGACATAGCTGTGAAAAACATAGTTCCAGCACTCATTTTGAAAACCGAGTTTGCCGCTAAATCCATATTGGTGGCAAACTCATTTGTGACTTTCAAAACCTTAGTCAAGCCAGGCAATAACAAAGCTCCGAGTGTTCGTGCTATTTTCTCAAGCTGTTCTTTGAACTCAAGCCATTGGCCAGTAATCGTGGCGTTGATTTTCGCCGTCGCGCCTGCAAATCGTCCACCTTCGGCTGTCGCATCCTTGAATGCTTGAGTCACCTCACGAACAGTAATCTTTCCTGCTTCCATCCTGAAGCGAAGTTCTTGCAGGCTTTCTCCAGTCCTTCGGCTGATATAAAAGAGGGGGTTCATTCCAGCATTCACCATCTGCAACAAGTCTTGCCCCATGAGCCTGCCAGATGCTGACATTTGCCCGAACGCGACTGTCATTCGGTATAATTTATCAGCATCTCCTAATGCGATATCACCGAGAGTTTTAACTATTTCAGTCGTCTCTGATAGCGAGACACCGTATTGCCCAAGTATCTTGGCGGACTGCAAAAACTGATGAGCACCGAAAGGACTTTCAAGACCGAGTTGATACAACTCCTCGATCATTTTCTTAGCTTCAATGGCCGATCCAGTCAGAACCTCCAATTCCACAGACACTAACTGAAACTCGGCGGCCAGCCTTACAATTTCCTCTACCCCTGCAAATACCTCCATCGCGATTTTGATCGCTGTGGCTTTGAGTGCGAACCTATTTAACGCACTTTCTGCGCCAGCCATACCAGCAACAAAGTTGCTGCTATTTGCAGTCAAGTTTACAGCTAGTGATCCAAGGCTTGCCATCTTATTCCCCTGTCGCTGTTGCCTGCTGTAAGGCCGCTGTAATCAAGACGGAAGATTGTTTTACAGTGTTGTCTTGCTCGCGCTGTTCTACCCACGGTGTAAAATCTGCTGCTTTCATGTCGCATCCTAAATACGTAGCGATAATCTCACCGATGATGCTTAACACATAAGTAACTGATCTTGAACCAATCGGTTCGATCAGATCTTTAGCGTGCCATTCGTCAAACTGTTGCGGAGTCATTTCGTTTAACATCGCATCAACATCGATTGTATGCGCCACATTCTCAGCGAGACGCATCGCCGTCATTCGGCGGGCGTCTCCACGGAGTTTTTTATCGTCTCCTCAATGTCCTGCTTTGACATGCCACTAAGACGCTGACAAGCATCAACGATTCGCTCCATCAATGTTGCAGACTTCTTTCCTAAAGCAACGACATCTGCCTCAGTAAATATCTGCTTGCCGTCATCGTCTCGGCAGCAGGCCACAACCAAACGCTGGCGGAACTCGATGAGTTTTTCATCGTTTGTTTTTCCGCCTTTGCTCATAAAGCCTTTTTCGTATTTGCTGCGATCTCCTGCTGTCATTCCATGAACTGGAATAACAGCTCCTTCACCGAACTCGGGGATCGGAACATCCTCACGCGGCATTAAGTTTTGCGTATTGAGAAAAACATCTCTACTAATTACTAAGCGAGTCATGGGCTACTGAACTTTCCTCAAGGTTTAATTGTTTTCCGTATCGTCATTAGAGTCTTCGTCTTCACTGTCCAATTCGCCATCTCTGTACTTCTGGCGATCCGATGGATCTATGCACTTTGCGAGCATCTCTCGTGAAACTAACAAAGCCTCACGACCGACCCTCCAGTTTTTACACACTTCTTCTGCTTCAGCGTCTGCTGGCTCCGCATCGCCGTTCTCGACCAGCAGTTTCCCGCCGACCTTATCGACTTCCATTACCGCACCAAGCGGCCACCACAACAATCCTCGCTCGTCGGTAATGACTTGAGGATCGTCTACATACGCCGCAGAGACATTCAAGTCGCTGCGGATCAATTTAATCTTCATTGTTTTTCCTTATGGGTATGTCATCAAGCCAGTGATTTTTAGCTTCACGTCGCATTTCAAACCATCATTCATCGCGCCTGTAAAGCCAAAGCCTACGGAACACGAAGTGAATACATTCGTGGTTGGCGCACTATCTGTCGTGATGATGTTCCACACGCAATCCGCTGGAGTTGCGATGAAAGCCGAAATAGCTTTGTGTCCAGCTAGTGCTGGATCATAGAAGGCTGAAAAGTTGAAATTTCCGCCTTCTGAATACCCAGTCTGCGAGTATGTTTTGCCAGCACCTGATGTATCGACTGTTGTTGAGTCGTATTCTTCTGTCTGTGCTCCGTCATGTGAAAAGTCAATGATTTGTGCCACCGCTGTCAAAACGGAAGAAATCGTCTGCTTAATTACCGTGCCTTTTACTTTTACTTTTGCCATCGAACTGTGCTCCTTTAAGCAATGTTGAACTGAACATCTAAATCTAGCGTCACCACATGCACACCCACGTCTGAACCGTCTTGAGGCGGCTCATAACTATCGCTTTCATCGTTCATAATCACCGCACCAATCGTGAAATTTCCTGCGGCTCCCGTGTAATCCTGAATAAAAGTTCTTACTGCATTTCCTAACGACTCAGCCTGCACTGATGTTTTCGACTTGCAATCGATATCAAATGTGATGAACCTGAGTTTTCCGCTCGCGCCATCAATCGATGGGTTTTCTTCTGAACTCATCTGGGTGATGATGACGTATGGCAACAAGGCTTTCTCTGGAGCTTTACTAACATAGACCCGAGTAGAACAAATCGCCGTGATGGTCGATTCGGTAGATAGCAAAGCTACTAAACCGCTTTTCATCAAATGGTTTCCTTACGTAACTGTTTTTGCGCTCCCAGCGCAAAAGCCGTCGCCAATATCGACTTGTTTGCTGAAACATTTTTGATCACGAACGCCGGCATAGTTGAACGCATTCTGCCTGTGTAATGTCCAGCTTTCGTATACCTTGGTTTCGTTCCGAGAATCGGCCAGTGCAAATTCTCGCCGCCTATCCCAACACCTTTTTTACCAGACGCCTTGCGCTCAGCTTTCCGAATTGCTCCAAGTGCTTCAGTATAGGCCGTCTTCTTCCCAGATTTCGGGCCTACCTTTACTGTAGAGTTTGCAGTAAATCGCTGTCCTTTTCTTCCGAATGAATAGCCAATTCCTTTTCTAGCTTGCTTAAACTTGGCTGGAATTTCCCGTTTCAAAATCTTGACTGCTTCTTGTGCTTCTTTTCTAAGTCCTGATTTAACGATCCTTCGTAACTTCGGGCCTTTGAATTGATGGATTTTCGACATAATGGAACGAAGTTGAGATGAGTTCAACACAACTTGAATCTTGATAGCCATTACACCGCTCGTTTTGTCTGAATCTCGATTTCTCTGTGATTCAAATCAATATCAATCACACTCAGGATCTCATAGGTGACGCCCTCAGACATCAGACGCATCGCTGGTGTAGCGTTGGCCAATTCCGACGAATACTGTGCTTTCCAGACGTGCGACACATCTGCGTTGACTTGATTCACTTTCCAAAACTCACGACCGCCTTTCGACATGACGCTGGCGAACGTGCGAACATAA